AATCAATACTGCACACACATTAGCTGATGGAGGATCACTGGCAAACCGTCAAACGACGATGGCAGATCTTAATGAAACTTCATTAGAAAATGCTTTGATCAGCATCTCAACTTTTGTTGATGACAGAAATATGATTCTGGCTTTAAGAGGAATGAAACTGATTGTTCCTCCTCAACTTCAGTTTGTGGCTGATCGTTTGTTAGAAACTCCCGGAAGAGTGGGAACTGCAGACAATGACATCAACGCAGTTAGGAATATGGGACTGTTGCCGGAAGGCTATGCAGTCAATCACTTCCTGACGGATACTGATGCATGGTTTATCAGAACCGACTGCCCTGACGGGTTTAAGCACTTTGAAAGAACCCCGATTAGCACTTCTATGGAAGGCGATTTCGATACGGGTAATGTTCGCTACAAAGCTAGGGAACGATACTCCTTCGGATGGAGCAATCCTCGATGTGTCTTCGGATCTCAAGGAGCATAATATAAGGGGGCGTAAAACCCCCCTTTTTTATTTATCCTGACTGGCGTACAAACGCCTGACACTAGCCAAGACAGGAGACATACATGGCTAATACAACTTTTAACGGTCCCGTTCGTTCCGAAAATGGATTTAAATCCATTACAAAAAACGCTACTACAGGTGCAGTTACTGTAGAAGCGGTTTACGACACGCGGCCTAATTTTCGAATCACGGTAGACAACTCAACCTTTAACACGGGTGGCGATGTTACGGATACATTAACTATTGATGAATCCGGAACGCTGTTTAATGTTGACGGCACTGGAGATATTGTTGTCAATATGCCAGCACTGGCTACTGCCAATGTGGGAACCACTTACGAATTTCTGGTAACGACAGCAGTTGGTAGTGGTAAGACAGTTACTTTTGTTTTACCGGGATCTGGGGTTTCTAATTTCTATGGCGCTCTTTCTCTGATGGGTGGCACTGCTGCCAACCCTGCAAGTGATGTCGCTGGAGACACGTTAACGCTTGTCAACTCTACGGTTGTTAATTCCAGGGTTACTTTGACTTGTGTTGCAGATGATGCAACTAATTCAACCTGGAAAGCAGAGGCACTTGCTTCTCCCATAGCAACGATTGCGTAATATAGGGGATAAGTTATGGCGCTTAAAGGTTCAGGTAGTGATGTAACATCCAGTTTTATAGAAGCCGCCGCCGCAGATACCGATGGCATTAGTACTGCTGCTAGTATTAGTGGTGCTGCTAATTTAACTATCGGTGGCGCGTTAGCTTCCGGGGGGTCTGTTACGATGGATTGCCCCAGGAACGTCACTATATTATCTGCAGGAGATGACTCAGGTATTACATTTACCGTTACTGGTACAGATGAAAGCGGAACTGCTATAACTGAAGTTATAACAGGTGCTGACACTGGCACGGCTACGGGTAGTAGTTTTTTCCAGACCGTTACTCAGATAGCAACTTCAGGTTCTTCCGCAGGTAATGTTAGTGCTGGATCAGGTACAAGTTGCTCTGGTGTTATTTCAGCATCAAGATGCCGGTTGCGCGGGATTTATGTGGTCAATGGCAGTGGAGCCGCGACTATAGTCTTCAGGGAAGGTTCTGGTACAGGCACAGTTGTTATGAAATTTGCGACTGTTGCAGGAGCCAGCACCAATTCTTACCCGGATGTCCCGGCTGACGGTCTTCTATTTAAATCTGGAGGGTATGTAACTTTTACTGCTGTTACAGATCTCACCGCAATGACGACATTCTTTTCTTAAAGGAATCGGTAAATGGCTACATCAGGATCTAGAGATTTTGAACCAGATGTTGCGGAGTATATAGAAGAAGCATTTGAAAGATGTGGTCTGGAGTTTCGCACTGGTTATGACGGGGTAACCGCAAGGAGATCCCTCAACCTCTTGTTTGCTGATTGGGCAAACAGGGGGTTAAACCAATGGACGATAACCAACTCGACAACCACCTTAACTGAAGCTGATGAATATATTGATTTAACAGCAACGACCATTGATGTATTAGATGTTGTTATCCGGAGGACTGAAGGAAGCACAACAACTGATATCTCCATGGAACAAGTTAGTCGATCTGAGTATTGGAATATCCCCAATAAGTCTACAAAGGCCCGTCCGACACAATGGTTCCTTGATAAGCAGATTACCCCTCGATTGTATATCTGGCCTGCTTCTGAAAATAGTACAGATCAACTGATTATAAATCGTTTGATTCGTATTGAAGATGCAGATGCCAGTGTTAATACAGTCGATATGCCATTCAGGTTTTATCCGTGCCTAGCTGCAGGTTTGGCCTATTACATTGGCCTGAAAAGAGCGCCAGACAGAGTGCCAATGCTAAAGGGTATTTATGAAGAAGAATTCCAGAGAGCGGCAGACCAGGATAGCGGTACAGCTTCTTTAAAAATCGCTCCAGGTATTTTCTCTATCAGGAGAGCTTAAATGTCTTATGCGTCTGGCAAATACGCGGTTGCGATATGTGACAGATGTGGCTTTCAGTATAAGTATTCTCAACTAAGAAAAGAGTGGACTGGATTCAGGGTTTGCGCTGAATGCTATGAGCCGAAAAGTCCACAATTAGAACCTCCCAGGACTCTTTCAGATCCGGAAGCTTTGCAATATCCAAGGCCATCTGTGCCTGCTTCAGCGGTTGCTGGGTCGGGGGTAGTCAGGACTATTGATCCTAATGCAATGACAACGGTAACGGGAGACTCTATAGGTTCTTCTTTTGACGGAATAAAAGCTACAATAAGCGTAGGTACAGTGACGGTGACAGTATGAGCTTTACATATGCAACCTTAAAAACAGCAGTTCAGGATTACTGTGAAACAGCAGAAGCCACTTTTGTTTCTACGCTGCCGACTTTTATTAAAGAAGCTGAAGAAAGAATACTGAAAAATGTTGAAATGCCGGTATTCAGAAAAAATTCAACAGGAGGTCTGACAACTGGCAATACTTATCTGGCAACACCTGGTGACTTTCTAGCACCTTATAGTCTTGCTGTTTCTTCAAGCAGTGTGTATTCGTACTTATTGTTTAAACATGTCTCTTTTATTAGGGATTACACGCCTAATGCGTCCACTACAGGACTGCCTAAGTACTATGCTTTATTTGATGATGATACGTTTATTGTTGCGCCAACCCCGGACAGCACTTATACGGTAGAACTTCACTATAAATACAGGCCAACATCCCTAACTGCAGGAGCAGATGGTGGAACAACCTGGCTTTCAGATAATGCGCCTGATGCATTGTTATATGGAACCCTGGTAGAAGCCGCAACCTTCCTGAAAACGCCGGATGAAGTGGTGCTTTACCAGCAAAGATTTGACAGGGCTCTCCAGGCATTAGCGAATATGGGTGAAGGGTACGGGAAGAGAGATGAATTTAGAGGTGATATTGGTGTTCAGACTGTAGCAAGTCCATCTTTAAGGGGCGCAGGACCGCCACCAGGGTTTAGGGTATAACTATGTTTGACATGGAAATTAAAATGTCGCCTGGAAACATTAATGTTCAAACTACTTGCGAAAGAGGTTTTACAGCAAAAGAATTATCATTAGATGCAGTCAATAAAATTATCAGTATTTCTGATAATGCTGATCCTGTATTAAAACAACAGGCTGAAGCTTTCAGGGAAAGGATGTTTTATGTGATTTTGCATACTTTAGAACAAGGAATTAAAAGCGATAGAACAACGCTTTATAATGAGTTTAAAAAACAAGGCCACAATGATGTGGCTGAAATACTGAGGAAACTGTAATGGCTATCAGTCAAGCAATGTGTACGTCTTTTAAGCAGGAATTATTAACAGGAACACACAATTTTACTAACAGTAGCGGTAACACTTTTAAAATTGCTTTATTTACCAGTAGCGCAAGTCTTGGAGCAAGTACAACAGCTTATTCCACCAGTAATGAAGCTTCTGGCACCGGATATACTGCTGGCGGAGCATCATTAACTAACGTAACTCCAACAACGTCTGGCACGACCGCTCTAACGGACTTTGCTGACGTCACTTGGTCAAGCTCCAGTATCACTGCCAGAGGCGCTTTAATTTACAATGACTCTGTTTCTGATAAAGCAGTATTAGTTTTAAACTTTAGTGAAGATAAAGCTTCATCAAGCGGCGATTTTAAAATAACTTTTCCAACTGCTGATGCAAGTAGCGCGATAATCAGGATCGCTTAAATATGGCAGACGTTGAAGTTGTCTTTGAGGGCTGGAACAGCATTACCCAGGGATGGGGCGAAGGCACATGGGGTGAAGATGTAGCGTTTACCGGATTAACTTCTGGGTTAGGCAGTGTTACTGTTACAGAAGGAACCGGGGTTACTGTAACTGTTTCTGGTTCTGCAGGCACTTCAGCCGTAGGTAGTGTTACAGTAACTGAAGGGTCAGGGGTTACTGTATCAGCTTCTGGTTCTGCAGGTACTTCATCTATTGGTAGTGTTACAGTAACTGAAGGGTCAGGAGTAACAATTGCTGTTACAGGATTATCAGCAACAGGATATACCAACGGTGTTCTTATATGGAGCGATGTTGATACTTCACAAACGCCAAGCTGGTCAGCAGTTAGCACATCGCAAACACCAAATTGGACAGAAATAGCGGCATAGAGGAATAGAAAATGGCTACATATGTCAATAACTTACGATTAAAAGAGATCGCCACTGGGGACGAAAGTGGAACCTGGGGAACAAGCACAAATACTAACCTAGAATTAATAGGTCAGGCTTTGGGCTACGGCACAGAAGCGATTACGACTAACGCCGATACA